TTAGTTACGACCAATCCCCATTTGAACCATTAAATCACGTTCAATTTCTTCATTTTTCTCGTTCAGTCTTTTGTTAATGAAAAATGCATCAATTAATGTCCAGAATCCAAGGCCTCCAAGAGTTAAAGTCATACCAACAGCATACCCAACATCACCAAGATAATATCTGTGTCCACCCAGACCCCCTAAGAAAAACCATAATAACCATGCAACTAAAGGCTTTTTCTCTTTTTTGTCCATTTCTGAACGTAGTAATAGTAATTCATTTTGACTCATGTTTTGTTTAGCATGTAAATTCATATTTACAGCCTCCTTTATAAATTTTTATGATAAAGGCAAAATTGCCGAATATCCAAATTAATATTTTTCAATTTTTAAAGGTTCAAATTGTATCCTGTAACCATCGTATTTTACATATTGTCCAAACTTACTTTTATAATCATCAATAATATTCTTAAAGTGACTACGATCTATTTCTAAGCAAAGGCACATTTCGTATATATCTCCCCAATGCCCATGTTCATAGCATTTAATTAATCGTTCTAAGGGTAATATAAGTTTGTGGCCATATCTTCTAGCTCTTAATTCTTGTCTTGCTGCATCAACATTATATTGTCGTCTATATGCATTAGTGATATCACCATATGAAGTTTCATGATGCCCGATTTCTTCTGCAAGATGTCCATTTTGCATATAATAATTAAGTCTATCTGCTAAAGTGATAATCCCGTTAGGATATTCAAAGTATCTTTCGTATAATCCTCCCATTTTAACAGGCATATCTTCATCATATTCAATTACCATGTTTGGATAAGGATCCAATAATCTCTCTCTAAGTTGCATCTTCACAACTCCTTACTTATTTCGATTATTTCTTAAATTGCGTCTCATTTCTATGTATGCTAATATTTCTTCTATTTCTTCTTCAGTGGCATCATCATCAATATGGGCAGCTATTGTCTCAGCAATCTCATTGTGATCATTAGAATTAGAGTTATCTTCTTCCCAACCCATTAAATATGCTGGTGTAGTAAATAAATACTTTGCAATTTTTTCGAGAGTAGTAGCTGGCATTTTTTCAATATCACCATTTTCATACCTAAAAATAGTTGCTCTTGATACTCCAACAGCTTTAGCTAAATCGTCGGCAGATACATTTCTCTTTATTCTTAATTTTTTAATTCTTGCACCGACACACATAAAAATCCTCCTAGTAGTCTTTTTGTCTACAAGTTCATTATAAATTTTACGTTTCATTTTTGCAACAATAAAATGTTTCATTTATGCAACTAAATTATTGACTTTAAACATGGCTATGCTATTATTAAATTACGAAGTCGCACAAATGAGACTTAAAAGGAGTGGAATATGGTAGATATTAAAGAACTAAAAAAAATGATTGCAAGTAAAGGTTATAATCTTGAACAATTTGCTGAGAAAATCGGTATGGGCAGAAGCACCTTATACAGAAAAATGAAAGATAATGGTAATAATTTTACGATAGGTGAAATAGAAACTATTGTTAAAATATTGAAACTAACAAAAAAGGAATCAATCTCTATTTTTTTTATAAATTGAGTCGCATTTATGAGACTTCGTAATAATTTTAAGGAGGTAAATTATGCAAATATCAATTCCTGATGAATTCATTGAAGAACTTGTGATGAAGAAAGTTGAAGAAAAGTTGAATGATTGTAAGCACATGTATGCTGCGGTAGATATGAAGAAGTTAATTGAATTGACAGGTTTAAGTAAAACAACTTTAACAAATCAATATACAAACCAGCAGGAGTTCGTGGAAATAACAGTTAAACATGGAGCGAGAGTTTTGTATTTATATCCAGAATGCTTAGAAGTATTTAAAAAATTAATAAAGGAGAGACAAAAATGAAGTATTTATTAGCGATTATTATACAAGCGCTACTTACATTATCAGCATTTGCAATTAGCTTAATTTACTGCATGGCTATTAACACTTCGATGGATCCATTAGCTTTAACGGTTACAATCATGTTTTTCTTAATGCTAATCATCTATGGAGGTACTGATGCAGGAAAGTTATTACAAGACAAATAAAAAACCGCATCTAAATTCGCAGTTTAGAAGCGGTTTAAGAAAAACGGTTATGAAAATGAACAACCTAATTATAACACATGGAGGTTATGAAAATGAACGAAATTAAAGTAATTAGCAGTGAAAATATTTTAGGGCAGGAATTTAAAATCTACGGAGATTTTGAGAATCCATTATTTTTAGCAAAAGATGTTGCTAACTGGATTGAACATAGTAACCCAACTGAAATGTTGCGAGGTATCGATGAGGAAGAAAGGCTGAACTCAGTAATCCTTAGTGCAGGTCAAAGACGCTCAGCAACAATGCTAACTGAATATGGCCTATATGAAGTTTTAATGCAATCAAGAAAACCTATCGCAAAGCAATTTAAAAAACAAGTTAAGCATATTCTTAAGCAATTAAGAATTAAAGGTGAATACAAAGTACCGTCTAATCCGATGGAAGCACTTGAACTAATGTTCCAGGAACAAAAAAACACAAAAGAAGAAGTAGCAAATATTAAAAGTGAAGTTATCGATTTAAAAGAAAATCAGAAGCTTGCATCTGATGAATATGATCATCTACGTAGAACAATTAATAAACGCGTGATGTCAGTGATTGATATTCAAAAGTTATATGGACAGACGAAAGAAGAAAATAAGCAGATTAAAGACTTGCTATATAAAGACATCAACAACGAAGTAAATAGTTCATGCTATGTAACTACGAGAACACAAATACGTCAGAAATACTCAGATAGAGCGTTACAGACGGCATTTAATTGGCACCCTAATCAATCTACCCTCAATAGAATTAAAGACATTCAGGACGGTTCTGTTGAAGTGAGAGGTGTATCGAATGGCTACTAGATTCGGAGATGTAGACTTATTAAAACTAGAAGGATTCCAGGAATCAACTTCACATAATCTTGAATGGATTAAATCATTTGATAATTACAAAGCATTTATATATTTAAAAGACTCATGCTGGTATCTGCAAGTTGCTAAGTACGGTGTAGATGGAGTAGGTAAAACAAAAATGACAGTGCATAAGCAGTTTGCAGATCTTGAAGGATTACTTAATTACTTTAGAAAGATTGAAGGTGGAATAAATGTCTAAATTATTGATGGATGAACACCCTATACAAGTGATGCCTACCCTGGCATCACATATAGGACTAAATGAAGCAATCATACTACAACAAATGCATTACTGGTTATCTAAAAGTAATCATAAACATGACGGAAGAATGTGGATTTATAACACCGTTAAAGGATGGGCAGAACAATTTCCTTTTTGGAGTGAATCAACAATCAAGAGAGCGATTAATAATCTTACAAAAAAAGAGTTGGTTTTAATCGGCAATTATAATAAAGCGAAATTCGATAAAACGCTTTGGTACTCAATTGATTATGAAAAATTAGACGAGTTAGAACGAGTGAACAATCGATTAGGTCAAAATGACCTAACGAGTAGTTCAAAACGACCAAATGGAGAAGTTCAGAATGACCAAAGGAAAGAGTCAGATTGGTCTAATGGAGAAGGTCAAGATGACCAAACCAATACCATAGACTACACAGAGACTACTACAGAGACTATACCAGAGACTACCACCAAAGAAGACCAGGTGGCGGTAGATGATAAAGAATTTGCATCGGTTTATAAATTCTACACAGAAAACATAGATCAGACTCCTAATAACTCAATAATCCAGTCAATGTCAGATGACTTAAAAGAATTTGGTTATGATCTGATGATGTATGTAATGGATATTGCAGCGAATAATAAGGCCACTCGATATGGATATGTTAATACAATATTCAAAAGATGTAGAGCTGAGAACATTAAAACTGTAGAACAAGCAGAGTTGAAAGCTCAGGAAAAAGCAATGCAACGCTTTAAATATAAAAATAATCAATCAATAGAGATTACTCCTAAATGGCTTGAACAAGAAGGTAAGACGACTGAAAGTAATCATCATAATTCTAAAGAATTGAGCGATGATGAGCTTGAAAAGGAACGTGAGAAGTTAAGAAAAGAACTCGAAGAAAGTGCAAGAGAGTTTGAGGATAAAGGCGGTGTCAGACATCATGCATAAAGAAGTGACATTTACTAAAGAGCAATTGCTAGACATCTTAGACGGTAAGGTAATCGTAAAAAGAGATATAGATGGCATAATGCACCGCTTCATGATTGATAAATCCACCAGAGCCACAAAGTATTTCAAAGTGTATTACGACTTGCTAAGCAGGAGGAATAATACGGTAATTACTAACTTAACTCAGATTGTCCAAGCAATTTCAGTTGAAGAAGCTGTAGAAGAAATAAAGAAGAAGTACGATGGTCGGACTTTAAGTATAGCTGTTAATAGAATCAGTGAAAGGAGGATGTGACATGAACAAATTAAACGTATTAAAAATAGCCCTCTTAATCGTCATCTTGGCGGAAGAGATTAAGAGAGCTAAAGAGTTCAAATACTTACAGTTAGATAGAGACAAGTTCAAAGAAGAGTATCATACATTAGTTAAATCAACTATCTAGTATGACAAACATTAGAACAGAAATAACAGCCGTCAATTTTCCATGTTGGATATTTCATTTTTGCTTCTTGGACTGCAGGAGTACAACTTGAAAACATACCAATATAAACTCTATTCCATTCTGCGGGAAGGTAACGACACTCAGATGTATGTACTTCATGATTTCCGTTAACATCTGCGATCTTATTTAAATAATAATAGTTCATATTTTTCACCACCTTTCTTAATTAGATTAAGAAAATTATACAGTAAAAAGTTACAAAAGATAACAACACTATGAATCGAAAAGGAGATTACCTGGATGACAATCAAAGTAATGGTATTCGAACGTAAAAATAAAATAGAACGTTACATGTGTTCCAATTATCACGAGTGGCCAAGCTATGACGATGAATATGGAGATGTAGAACTGAAAGATATTGAAAGAGCATATATAGTTTGGGAAAACGATTCAAAACCAGCAAACGATACAACTTTTAAAAATTGGTATGAAGATATGGTAAATCTCGATAAAGCAATTAAAGAGAAGTGGGGACAAGATGCTGTAAACAGTTTGAATCCTGATTTAATACTTGAAAATTATGATTACAAATTTATAGATATTCCTACTAGTAAATTAGAAGCGGTATTAGATATTGAGAGACATGGTTACGAATCAGAATATTTAAAGGAGTATTACAAAAAATGATAAATAGAGTTGTCTTAGTTGGACGTTTAACAAAGGATCCTGAATACAGAGTTACACAATCTGGAGTTGCTGTAGCATCGTTCACATTAGCAGTAAATCGCACTTTTACAAATGCTAATGGTGAGCGACAAGCAGACTTTATAAACTGTATCGTATTCAGAAAGCAAGCAGACAACGTAAATACTTATCTGCATAAAGGTAGCTTAGCTGGTGTAGATGGCAGATTACAATCACGTAGCTATGAGAATCAAGAAGGCAGACGAGTATTCGTAACTGAAGTTGTATGTGAATCAGTTCAATTCCTAGAACCGAAGAATTCAAGAAATGGTGCAGATCACTATGAAGATTATCCGCAAGCACAAAAAACAAATGATTATGCAGAACGAGAGAAAAAGGCACAGGAGACAATGCCAGGTAATAATCCCTTTGCTAATGCCGATGGGCCAATAGATATTAGCGATGACGATTTGCCTTTCTAAATTAAACAGCGAGGTGTAAGTGATGAATAAAATAATCAGCAGAGTATCAACAAACAACAAAAGTTTAGAAATTGGAGTAAACAACGTTGCAGTCATTGAGTTTAGACAAAGTGAAAAGGGCGGAACTATGGGACCTTTCGATATATATAACGCTTATGATAGCAAAGGAAAATTATTAGCAGTTGAAGGCTTTTTCCTAAAAGACGGATTGCACATTGAATACAAGAACGTAAGGCCTGAAAGACAACCTACATTATTCGATTATATGTGAAGGAGATAAGTTATGGACAGATATGCGAAAGCTATAATCAGTCAATTCACTGGATTGATTGATAGCAAAGTAGTGACAGAGGATGAAGTAACAAAAGAGTTACGTTGCGTGATTAGAGACAAAAGCGGTAGAGAAAGCAGAAAGTATTTTAGGGGGCATACCTGGAACGCAGTAGCTTATGAGATTAACGGATTTATGAATACGAAGGAATTTAAAGAGGTCTACGTATGGCCACTACAACCAATATATAACTAAAGGAGAATGAGCAATGACAAACGAATTAATAAAATATGCAGAATTAATTAGAGAGTGGTCTACTGAACGAGGACTACATGATAAAGATCCACGCAAGCAGATATTGAAGCTTGGTGAAGAAGCGGGAGAATTATTTGCTAGTATCGCTAAAAAGAAGATTGATTTAGTGAAGGATGCAGTTGGTGATGTGTTTGTTGTAATCATCATCTACTGTCAGCAAAAAGGAATAAAAATTGATGAAGTACTAGAAGCATTTAATGTTACTCAAAGAAGTTATGAAGAAAATGACAACGATTCAACGCTATACAGTATAAAGCTGATGCAGAAAATTGGAATGTTAGCAGCTGACACTATATACAGCGATAACAACAGTAATATTCGCCTACAAGTGACATGGGTGATGGAAGACTTGCTTACAATATGCCAGGTTAAAAACTTAGATTTTATCGAGTGCATAGAAATGGCATATAACGAAATCAAAGACAGAAAGGGCGAGATGAAAGATGGAACATTTGTTAAAGCATCAGATCTCGAAAACCACCATTAAGTCTAAGAAGTATTTGAAACAGTTTCAGAGGACAGTTAAGCAATCAGTAAAATTAATTGAAAGTAGAAATAAGGATGAACAAGAACAACGATGAAGAAAAGAAAGACATATTAGAACGAGTAAGAGAACTACTGAATAAATGATTTGAAGCGGTTAGCCGCTTCTTATCTTTATTTAAATACAAGAGGTGTTAAATGGTAGCGCATTATAACAAGTAAGGTTTCAGAGGGCGATGGTTAGAAGATAGGATCGTTCAGACTAATAACATGTATCGACATAGAAATATAGCATTAGTGACTAAAGTTCCTACACCAACAGCAGTAACGCGAAAAGGTGGCCAACTTGTAGGTGCTAAATATACAGAGAAATCCATCGTTGATTTTGTCGGTATATATCATACAGGGCAGTTTATCGCTTTTGATACAAAGGAATGTCAGCAGACGAGCTTTCCTTTCAAGAACGTTAAGAAGCACCAGGAAGACTATTTGAACGATGTGAAGCGGTTGAATGGCATAGCATTCATTCTCATATTCTTTCGTAACTTTAATGAACTCTATCTGATTCATATAGATGAGTATATGAAGTTGAAAGAATCGCTAGGACGTAAGAGTATTCCGTATCAGTGGTTTAAAGAAAATAAAGTAAAAGTGAAGATACAGAATGGTTATTTCTTTGATTACTTGAACGCTAAGGACACAAACATATAGGAGTGATCTTATGTTTAAGAAAGGTAAGTATATTAAATGCAAATCTACAGGTAATTTATATGTAATTACAGGATGCAGTAAAACTCACATTTATTTTAAAGGTTGGGGTATTTCAGGCGGAATACCTAAAGTAGCGTTTAGTGATGATTTTACATTGATTTAGGAGGGATTAGGAAATGATACCGAAGTTTAGGATTTTTGATAAAAAGAAAAAGCGTTTTTTAGACGATTTCGCAATGGAAATTGATAGAGATGGTATTAATGTACTAGATGAATTTAACTATGTGGTTGATGAAGACGATAGAGTACTCATGCAAGCTACAGGACTTACTGACAAAAATGGCAAGGAGATTTTTGAGGGGGATATTGTAAAAGCATTGAGTGAAGGATATTGTGGTACATTCCAGGTTGTATGGAGAAACGAAGGAACGCCAATGTACATACTATATCCAGCGTGGCAAAACGAACAGTTTTGGGACTTGAAAGGTGTAAATGGTGTTGATGATGGTATTGAAGTCATCGGCAACATTCACGAGCATCCAGAACTACTAGAGAATATTTAAAAGCAATCTTTTATCGAGAACATTTAGGAGGATTAATATGGAAATTAACAAACAAGATTTTGAAAAAGTGAAAGATTTATTGTTATACAAGAAAGTTATTGAGTGGAAAGAAGATTACATTATCCTAGAAGATGGAACAAAAGTTGAAGTTTACTGTTCGGATCATGACTGTTGTGCATGGGCTGATGGCACATTTAAAAATGTTGAACTTGATGCAGCAATTACTAATGTTGAATATAACGTTGTTAAAGACAACGAGTGGAATGAAGGTAGAGATACAAGAGAAAGTGAAGCAGTATTGACTTTATTCCATAATCAGAATGTAATTGCACAAAACATGGTAGAAGCCAATGGTGGTAACGGTGGATATTATTATAGTGTAGCTTCATTAAGGATTGGGAATTTTGAACTACCTATCTTAAATGCTTAGGTCACAAGGAGGAGATGAGAGTTGGAGAATAAATCATTTTTCGAACAATTTGAAGAAAATATTTCTAAGTTTATTGAAGACATCGGAAAAGCGACAGGGTTTATTAAGCTTAGAGATTGGTTAACTGATTTGATTAATCGAAAAGGAGAATGACGAATGGTAAAACAAATAGCAAAATATGGGCAAAGTGAAAATGTTTATACCTTCATGGATGAAAAAAAGAATGTGGTAGTGATTAATGCTGATGTAGTTGAGAAATGTGTTAATCAAAAGATTAAAGCGAATGAATGGATTAAACGAGAATCTGATAAATATCATGAAACTATGGAGAAGTATTATAAAGAAAAGGAGAATGACAAATCAAAACTGACAGGTAAGGTTGGATGAGTTGAAGCGGACATAAAAAAGAGCCTTCATGGCTCTGCATAATATACTCGACACCTATATTATATCAGAATCATGGAGGTTACTAAATGACTTTATTATTAGAGATTAAGAACCTGGACTTTATCAAAACAAGAAAGAATGTATACAAGCTATTTAACAAATACAACAGATTACTTTGTCTAATGCCAGTAAGAAGTTATCCATCTGTTACTCAGTCATTTAGTTTAGAACCACCAACAACAGTTAAGGATCTGAATAAGATTGAGTTAAGTGTATCGAAGAACATTGAGCGTGAGCAGATGATGTTAGAAAGACAACAATTAATGGATAATCTTCACAATGCTATTGATAATCTAAAGCCTGATGAAAAGTATATTATCGTTAATAAGTATCTACAGGAAGAGCGAGGTATAGATATTGATATTTATACAGAATTAGGTATAGGGAAGACGAAGTACTATGAGGTTAAGAATGATGCTATTATACGACTTGCTTTTTATTTAGGGATGGAAGAGTATTCGGAGGTGACAGAGTAATGAATTTTGTAGAACCTATTCGTAATCCAGACATGATAAAAGCGATTGAGAGACATCTAAAAGAGCAGAATGAGCGTAACTATATATTATTCCTTATCGGGATATATTGCGGTCTAAGAATATCGGATATATTACAGTTAAGAGTTTCATCTGTGCAGGGTAACACAATTAGATTGAGAGAACAAAAGACAGGTAAGCAAAGAAAGATAGTAATCCATAGGAATTTAAAAGGACCTTTAAATGATTTTATAAAAGGTAAACCACCTGAAGAATTTATTATAAAGTCGCGACAGGGATTTAATAAACCGATTAGTCGAGATATGGCGTATAAGATATTGAGAGAACTAACAGATTACTTTGACCTGGAATCAATCGGTACTCACTCGATGCGTAAGACTTTCGGATATCATTATTACAAAGGAACGAAAGATGTGGCTACATTGCAGAAGATATTTAATCATAGCAGTGAAGCAATCACATTGAAGTACATAGGAATAACACAAGATAGCATTGATGAAGCAATGACTAATTTTGAATTTGTATATTGAAAGGGAGATAACTATGAGGAAATATTATTATGCAATGGCATCAGTTGATGAGGGCATAGAAATTTATTGGGTAAAGTCATTTAGTAAACGATATGCTAAGTTCAAGCTTATCAAATATATTAGAAAGAAACTTAGGCCTACAGGATATGAACCACCTTTAAAATTTATGATGTATAGATATTGTAAAGATGAAGAACCAATATTAATTTATAAAGAAATGAGCTTATGGTGATAAATAGATCTGATATAAATCAGGTCTATTTTTTATATTTAAAACCCTTTAGTTACATAAAGAGTTATGCATATATAAGCTATGTATAACTAATTTTCAGAAAACTTGTGGAAGTATTGATATATAAAGGGTTATAATATGTTTGTGAGTTATACACAATATTAGATATGAATAACTGAAAGGGAGTTAAGATGATAGACTTTATAAACTTTTATATTGAATTATTTAAACATCAGATCATTAAATTGCTGGATTATAGTTTTTTGAAAGATGTATTGATACCAGTAATTAATGTACTGTTAGTATGGTTTATATTTCACAAAACAAATAAAAACAGATTATTAGAAATAGAAGATAATAGAAAATATGAAAGTGAAAATAATAGACCAGTATTTGTTTTTATTAAAAATAAAATAGATTATTACGAAACAGATGGTAATTTTTATCCTTTGGATTTAAGGTGGAAATACAATGAGGATGTATTTGTAGAGCATCATACGAGATACTATAAAGATGAGAAAGCAAATGAATTTGAAGAATCAATTTTTAATCAGAGTAAGTTGAAATTTAAAAACGTTGGACAAAGTGTTGCATATGATATTGAAGTTGAAATAGAGCATATTGATAGTGAAAAATATTTAAATCAAGCAAATAAAGAATACACTGTAGGTTCTTATGAACATAAGATTCATAAACATACAGCAGAGGATGGTAGTGAAAACATAAGCATAGCATATGAAATTGTTAATTCTACTAAGAATAAAGCGAAAAGATATACTTTGCGAAATGGTAATCAAAAATCTAATTATAAGTTCAGAGTAAAAGAGCAAGAAGGAATATTGGAAGTGCCATTAGATAAAAGTGATAGATATATATTTAATCATACATTTGCAGATATCATGAGTCATAAAACTCCATATATCAAAGTTATAATTAAATACAACGATAAACTAGGATATCCATTTAAAGATGAAATGTTTATTGGTTTAAACCAAAACGTTAAAGTTAATATTGTAAATGTGTTAAATCAATCAGCAGGAGCACTTTCAGATATACATAAGTCATATATTGATGAATCATATTATATTCACTAACTAAATTAATATTTGATTTTTGCGAACTTTTTGCGAACTTTTTACGAACACATTTATTATTTAGATGTATTAATATTATATTGTAGATAAATATATCAAGGGCGCGAGCGATATGCTTGTGTCCTTTTTGTTTGGTGGTGAAGCAATGGTTAGTAAGTCTGATAGTGTATGTGCTTATCCTGGATGCAGTAGAACTACGAGTGGTAGATACTGTGAGGTACATAGTGATACAACTAAGCAGAAGTATAAGGACTATGACCGTGAACGTAGTGATCAGCAAGAGGTAAGCTTCTATAACTCTAAACCATGGAAGGATGTCAGGGCGGCTGTACTTCAACGTGACTTCTATTTGTGTCAGCAATGTAAGCGTCAGGGCATTACAACCTTTGGCAACATAGTGCATCACATAGTAGAACTTAAGGATGACTGGTCACTGAGACTAGACATGAACAACCTAGAGACTGTGTGCAGTGCATGTCACAACCAAGAGCATACCAAGACAAAGAAGGGCCTTAATACAAGTACTAAGAATCATGTAATAGTCGTTGTTGGTCTACCTGGAAGTGGAAAGAGTACCTTTGTTGATAATAACTGTGATAAAGAAAAAGACATCATTATAGATATAGAAGAATTAATATCAAATGTATCTAACAGACCGCTTCATGACAGAACACATAATGCCTATGACTCTGTTGAAATGGTCAATGATATGGTCAGTACTGTATTAGACAACCTAACGTTAGAAAAGTATAAGTTCAGGCGATTATGGTTAGTTAAACCAACTTTAAGTACATCAGAATCGAATAAGCTTAAACGTATCAACTGTAAATTTGTACACATTATCAGACAAAGAAGTTTGTGTGAACATACAGTAGAAGTTGCAGGCAGAACGATTCAAAGCAATGTATTTACTCAGATAGAAGACAACATAAACAAAATGAAAAAGATTTTAAAAGTTGAAGAGTATGAAGCCTATGAAAAAATAAAATTTTAATTCATACCCCCCACCTTTAATCTCTAAGAAAAACCGTCAAAACAACGGCGCCCCAGTCAAACGCACACAAAATTCGCTCAAAAAAATCTCAGTATAGCAAAAAAGGAGGTGCATTACATGGGAAATCAAGCACAACCAATCGATTTACAATTAATACATGGCAATAAGAATCGAAGAACTAAAGCAGAAATAGAAAAGCGTAAAAAAGCTGAAGAAGCATTGAAAGCTGCAAAGGATAAACTGAAGCCACCGACATGGCTTGATAAGTTGGCCAAGAAAGAATTTAAGTATATTGTAGATCAGATGTCAGAACTTGATGTATTGAATAACCTTGATGTTCATGCTTTGGCAATGTACTGTGATGCATACTCTAACTATGTTGAGATTACAAAGTTAATTAATGAAACAGGTTTAGCTAGACGTGTCGTTGTTGATTATACAGAAGACAATGAACCTATTTATGAATTAGTGATGGATAAAGAAGCAATATTAAGAAAAAAGCAATTCTATGATCAGGTAAGACAATTAGGTATTCAATTCGGATTTACACCTTCTGCGCGAGCAAAAATGGCACTTGCTCAGGCAAAAGCAGAAATAGAAAAAGAAGATGATGACTTTGAGGATGTGTAATGATGGAATTAAAAAACTATCTTATTAAATACTCAAATGATGTTTTAAGCGGAGATATAATCGCTTGTGAAAAACACAAGTGGGCATGTCTTCGCTTTTTAAGTGACCTGGAAAGAGAAAAGCTTAAACAATTTCCTTATGTATTTAACGAAGAAAAAGCATTGCGATTTTTAAAATGGATGACAAAGTTCAAGCACACTAAAGGGCCATTACGTGGGACACCAATCGTACCTAATCCAATTCAAATATTCATATTTTCAAATATATATGGTTGGGTACATTATCAGACCGGTTATAGGCGATTTTCTTTAGCATACTGGCAAGTTGCCCGTAAAAATGCAAAATCACAATCATTATCATGTGTAGGATCATATGAAGCTAGTGCACTTGGTGAAGGTATGTCGGAAGTATATATCGGTGCTACTAAAAAAGAGCAAGCAAACATTATTTATAATGAGCTATCTGCTCAAATAAAGCAATCTGAATTCAAAGATAAGTTTGAAGCTAAATATGGCCGTATCGTTCATTTAAAATCAGACTCAACAATAAAATCATTATCAAAAGAGGATAATAAAAAAGGTGATGGATTTAACCCGCAATGTGGATTGATAGATGAGTATCATCTTCACGATACGACAGAAGTATATGACGTAATCCTAACTGGTATGGGAGCTCGTTCTCAACCTTTAATGTTTATCATTACAACTGCTGGTAATGATTTGAATAAACCATGTTATACAGTTGAATATGATTATGTCTCAAAAATATTAAATCCTAATATCCCTATAGAAAATGACAACTACTTTGTGATGATAAACGAGTTAGATAAAGATGACGATATACGTGATGAAAAGAATTGGCCAAAAGCGAATCCGATTGCAGCATCTCACGAAGAAGGTATGAACTACTTAAGAAAAATGTTGAAGCGGGCATTAGATGTACCTTCATACATGAAGACATATCTTACTAAGAATATGAATATATGGGTAGATGCAAAAGATAACGGATACATGAAGATGGATAAGTGGAACGCTTGTGGCCAGGAAGTGCCGAATAATTTAGAAGGAAGAGAATGTTATGTCGGTGTCGATTTATCAAAGAAAATTGACTTAACTTCTGTTAGCTTTGTATTTCCTAATCCAGACGGGACATATGACGTTAGATCACATTCATTCTTACCTGAAGAAGCGTTAAAAGAAAGAGAAAATACAGACAAAGTACCTTATTCTATGTGGGTTGAAGAAGGGTATTTAACTGCTACTCCAGGAGATGTAGTTGATTATAACTATATTGAGCATTATATCGATATTATAGTGAGGGAAAAAGGATGGAAAGTAGTTGAAATTGACTTTGACCCGTATAATGCAACGCACTTCTCCACTAATATGCAATATAAAGGCTATAAGACGGTTGAAATATCTCAGACTATGAAAGTGTTAAGTGAGCCGACTTCGTTCTTTAGGGAGTGTGTTTTTGAAGGGAAAGTAAGACATGATAATAATCCAGTTTTAACTTGGGCTGTTTCAAATGCGATTGAAAAATCAGATGCACAAGGAAATATAATGCTAGATAAACAGAAATCTAAAGACAGAATTGATCCAATAGCATCTACAATATTCGCATTTGTCAGAGCGATGGTTGATGAGGGACCTTCGATTAATGATCATATCGCTAGTCAGGAATTCACATTTTAGGTGGTGCACAAATGTTAGAAAAATTATTAAGAATTATATTGCTATTTTTAGATGACATGTTGCTTATTGCAGGCATGTCATTAATTGTTTCTGCTGCATTTATTATTGGAATCGTATATGGATTAGTTATTGCTGGAGTAATGCTGATTACTCTAGCTTATTTGATAGGTAGAAAGAGGTGAGTAAATGTTATTTAGCAGTAAAAAATCATTAAATGTAAATAATGAAATATATACTGGCAGTCAAAATTGGTTCAACACAATGTTTAACTCTGATATATCTTCAAAGATTACTGAAGATACAGCAATTAAAACAAGTGAAGTTTATACATGTATTAAAGTTCTTGCTGATGATATTGCAAAATATCCAATATCAGTTAAGCAAAAAGCGAATAATAAGTTAACAACAGAACATACGCATCCAGTTCATATTTGCTTGAATAAGCAACCGAATAAGAATATGACACCATTTGTATGGAAACGTCTTATGATTTTTCACATGATGTTATATGGTAACGCATATAACGTGATTATGAGAAATAATAAAGGTGAAGTAACTGAGATATTACCTCTAAGCCCATTAACGACTTCTAAACAATACGATAGAGATAATGCGAAATACGTATATTTCACAACGTTAAATGGTAAGCATTACAAAATAGATACGGATGATGTGCTGCACTTTTTAGAACTTAGTTTTGATGGTCATGTTGGTCTTTCACCTATAGAAGTCATTAGAGAGAACTTGGCAACGAACATTGGCGGAAATAAGCACCAGGCAAAATTTTATCAAAAGAGTGCTATCCCGAGAGGTATATTAAAAACTACTGAAATTGTTAGTCCGGAAAACAAAAAGAAATTACGTGAAGCGTGGTACGAAGTAAACAATGAAGAAGATGTTGCAATTATGGACGCTGGACTTGATTTCAGTACAATAACTATTCCTCAAAAAGATGCACAATTCATTGAGTCGATGAAATTTAACAAACTACAGATTGCTGGTATCTATAAAGTGCCACCGCATAAAATTGGTGAGCTTGATCGTGCGACATTTTCTAACATTGAGCAACAGTCATTGCAATACGTTATTAATACGATACTTCCAATCGTTACAAACTTCGAGCAAGAATGTAATGTTAAATTGCTGAATATCGTTGATGAAACAGAAAATCGTTACTGTAAGTTCAATCTTGAAGCGGAACTACGTGGAGACAGTGAGTCAAGAGCGAAGATGTATGAAACAATGCAACGCATTGGAGCCTATAATATAAATAACATATTAGATCTTGAAGATATGCCTTTACTTGAAGATGAATTAGGTGACATGCATTTTGGTAACTTGAACTTAGTTCCACTAGATATTATGCGAGAGTACCAGTTATCTAAAGCTAAAGGCAGCAAATCTGATAGTAAAGGAGGTGATAATCAAAATGCCGACTAAATTCTATTCAATGAAAGTATTAAACGAAAGTACAGCAGAAATTGATATTTATGGTGCGATTGAGTCTGAAGGATGGTTTAGTGAAAGTTCAGCAAAAAGATTCAACAACGAATTAAAGGAACTTGGAGATGTAAGTAAGATTTACTTAAACATTAACAGTCCAGGTGGTGACGTATTTGAGGGACAAGCGATTTATTCAATGCTTAAAAGACATAAAGCTCATATTGTTGCTCGTATTGATGGATGCGCTGCCTCCATAGCAAGCGTAATCGCAATGGCTGGTGATACTGTTTCGATGCCAAACAACGCCATGTTAATGATTCATGATCCTTGGACGTTTGCGATTGGGAACAGTCGTGAAATGCGAAAAGTTGCAGATGACTTAGATAAGATTAATGAATCTATCGTGAATACTTATCTAAACAAGACAGATGGTAAAACGACTGAAAGTAATATCAGAACGATGATGCAAGAAGAAACATGGTTAAGTGCGGATGATGCACTTAAATATGGATTTATCGATGAAATTACAGAAGAAGTTAAAGTTGCTGCATCTATTGATAAATCATTTGCAGAACGTTATAAGAATGTTCCTAAGAACCTAATGAGAAACGATGAATTAGAATCTGAAAAAGCTAAGGCATACGCTCAAATTATTGAGTTAGCCAAACGATAGCTACGAGGTGATCTAAATATCTCGACGCAAGTTACGTCGTTAAATAATTACTCAACTGCATGTCATTTATGACGATGCTTATTTTTTATGCAATCTACATCAAAAAACAATATAAATTGGAGGAAAAGAGATGAAATTAAAAGATTTACAAGCATTACGTGCTAAAGCTTTAGATGAAGCAACTGAAGCAGTAGACAGTGGAAATATGGAAACTTATAAAGCGAAGTATGAAGAAGCAGAGAGTTATTTAGCGCAAATTAATGCTTTAAACGATTTAGAACAAGCTAAAAATATTAATACAGTAGTTGATTTCAATGTTATGCCGGGTTCTGAATCAAAAAAAGAAGTACAAAATGAACTTAAAGCATTTGCTAACTATATGCGTTCTGGTGAAGTTTCTGCAGCTATGGTAGAAAAAACTGATGAAGATGGTGGATATATCGTACCTGAAGACATCAGCATGAAGATTAATGAATATAAACGTAACTTCGAGTCTTTAGAAAACTTGGTTAATGTAGAACCGGTAAGACGTCCTAAAGGTTCACGTTTATATGAGAAGTTAGGAGACATGACTCCATTTGTTGCGGTTGAAGAAATGGGAGAGATTCCTGAAATTGATGGTCCTAAATTTGAACGTATCGTGTATGATATCAAAAACTATGCTGGTATCTTACCGATGTCGAACGACTTAATCCAAGATAGCGATGAAAATGTTATTGATTATGCTGCTCGTTGGGGTGCACGTAAATCTGTAGTGACTCGTAACTCACTTATCTTAAATGTTATTAAGACTTTAAGTGCAGTAACGCTTAAAACAACAGATGATATTAAGAAAGCAATGAATGTAACGTTAGATCCTTTATTCTTAACAACTTCTGTTATCGTTACAAACCAAGATGGTTTTAATTTCTTAGATACTTTGAAAGATAAGAATGGTAACTATTTAATGCAACCACTTGTGACTGATCCAAGTAAACGACAAATCTTTGGTAAAGAAGTGAAAGTGATCGGTAATAAATTCTTACCATCTGAAGGAACAGTAGCACCATTAATCATTGGTGATCTAAAAGAAGCGGTAACGTTATTTGACCGTCAACAACAGTCTATTTTAACAACAAATGTCGGTGGTAAAGCATTTACTCGTAACTCTACGGATATGCGATTCATCGAACGTGAAGACGTTAAATTAGTAGATAAAGCAGCTGTTGTATACGGTAAGCTTGATACTGCTGTAATTGAAACTGTTTAGGAGTGAATAATTATGGAAGTGACATTGCTTGAAGAAGTTAAAGAATTTTGCAAAATTGACGGAGATGAAGAGGATGTCACTCTCAATTCATTAATTGAAGCGGCTAAACTCTTCATCTTGTCAAAAACAAATTATCGTTTTGGATTTTTCAAAGATGTTATGGAACAACCTATGGAAAATCAACAAGCTATACTTGCTTTAAAAATGTTAGTGATGCACTGGTATGAGAATAGGGAGCCTACAGGACAAGCAGAATTAATTACTTATTCGCTCAATGCTTTAATCATTCATTTATCTATTGAATATGGTGGGTTTAAATATGAAACCATATAGAAAAGTAAATGAAAAAGTAGGCAGATTAGATAAAAGAATTACTATCATCACTACTAACGATGTATCAGAAGATGGATGGAATAATAGTGAAGAAATTGTATTTCATAAGTGCTGGGCGCAATTAGTCGATATTCGAACGAGAGATTATAATTCTGCAGTTCAAGTTGGTACTGAAAATCAAATCTATTTTAGGATTAGATTTAAAGAAGGTATCACAACTGATATGAGTATTCGTTACAAAGATGAACATTACTCAATCGTCGATATGTTAGATAAGGATGAACGATTACCATATATGTACATCGTTGCAAAGCGTACAACGTTATGAGTTTAAAGACATCAGGCTTTGATAATACTAACTTGAATAAGTTGTTAATGAATATTAATGGCGCACGTAATAAAGTAGTTCAGGCAGGTGCAGAAGTACAGTTTAAAGCTATCAAGAAAGACATCTTTGTTGATACAGGTAAAGCAAGAGATAGACTTGTAATAGGTAAACCACATCAAAGAAATGGTGAGACGATAATTAAAATAGGTTGGCCAGAAGGTAGTAAGGTTGAATATAGGGCCCATTTTGTAGAATGGGGCACAGTTCATCAGAAACCCCAAATGAAAATAACAAATGCAGTAAAAAATTCAATGGAAGCTAAAAAGAGAGCAATGAATGCTGTTATGAGAAGGGAGTATGGTTTGAATGGATGATCCATATAAATTTATTCGGGATATAATCGTTTCTAATAGCGAAATCGTTAAAATGATTTCTTCAAGCAATGTAAGAAATGTAGATATTCCTGAAACTTTGAAAAGTTCTCCGCCATACATCAGAATAACGCTTTTAGATGCTCCCGATTTATCTTTCGGAGATGGTGAAATTAGAGCAGCAGGATATTATTTTCAAGTTGATATATGGCAAAAATCAGGTTTATTAACTTTAGGTAATAAGGTTAAGAAATTGCTTAAGCAAAATGACTTTAGTTGTGTTGACTTTTTAGAAGCACACACAGAAAAGGTATCAGATAACGTCACGCTCTATAGAGATGCGAGACGTTATTTTTATGCATACGAATTAAAAGAAGAAGAAATTTATTAAAAAATAGGAGGATTTATATATGCCATTAGTAAAAATTATAGAAACATTAGGTTCAACAGTAAACATTAGCGGTTTTCACTTTGCAGAATTGACGACAGATGAAGCAGGTAAGGCGCCAGTGTATGGTGAAATTAACCATATTCGCGGGGCACAAGATATCAAAGTAAATCCAAGTGAAGATATGATTGAGAACTGGGGAGATGGAGAAGTACAAGAATCTGCAGTATCTCAAGGTAAGACAAAAGTAGATTTACAAGCTTTTGCGATTCCATTAGAAACAAGAGCGTTTCTTGCTGGTTTAGAAGTTGATGAAAATGGTTTAGTTACGAAACACGGCGGCGTATTGAATCCGCCAAATGTTGGAGCAATCTTTTACAAAGAACGTAAAAACAAAGACATTGAGTGTGTTGCTTTATTGAGAGGTGTATTCCAGGTTGAAGGAGATCAAGCAAAGACTGCAGATGACAAGATTGAATTTGGAAATCAATCAATTACTGGAGAATTCTCTGGAAGAATTTCAGATGGTATTGTTGAATACCGTAAGTATATCAAAAAAGATGATTATACTTCTTTAGATGAATTTTTTACAAAAGTGTTTGGTAAAACTGCACCAGTGACAGCAACGCCTAAGGGTTGGAAAGCGCGTACTATCTAATAAATAGGAGGAATATTTTATGACGACTAAGAAAAATGAATCAGAAACTACAACATCTAAAGATGAAAAGAAAGAAGAGTATGTTGTAGTTATTCCTTTTTATGATGCTGAAGATAAAGGAAAGGAATATTTAATTAATGATCCATATCCAAAACCAGCAAGTAAAAAAGTAACTCAAAAACGCATTGATCAGTTATTAAACCATGAAAATGGTAAATCATATATTCGTAAGAAGTAAATCATCAGGGGACTTGTTCCCCTTTTATTTTGGACAAAATAAAAGGAAAAGAGGAATTTATAATGACAGAAGAATTAAATTTAGAACAAGAAGTAGAAAAGGACTTTTTAAAGGAGATTACATTAGTTAATTCAGCAGGTGCAGAGCGTACAATTACAGCACCTAAAGTTATACCAGGGCGCGTGTATCGTAAAGCAATTTCACTAGGATATAAAGAACGTAAATTAACTTATAAGAATGATGGAAAAGGGAAATACGAATTAGACGAAGAAGGGAACTTTATTCCAGAACGATTCACTGAAGAAAAAGAACTTGAATTACTAAGTGTGTATGAAGAGTTTATTGTTGAATACTTTAACAATCAATTCACTGTAGAAGAGTTACAAGATGGATTAGATGCACGTATTTATCAGGAAACGTTGTTACACGCATATCATAGTGCGTTGGGAAACCGTACGGTACCAGTGAAGAAATAAGCGATGAAGATATTGAAGATGTAGATCTTGATGATGTTGTGAGAATGTTTGATAAAAATATTGCAGTCATTGCTAAATATTTCAACACTTCTCCATTAGAAATAATGAATGGAGATTATCATTACTACATGTATCAATATAATCTAGCGATAGAAGATGAAGTAAATGCTTCATCTTCAAATAATAAAAAAGTCGAAAGCCTATTCGATGCATTCTAGGGATGTATTGAATAGGTTTATTTTTTTGAGAAAGGAGGATAAATATGAGCGTAATTGGTGAGCCTATTGGGAAATCGGTTGTTGAAGTCGGTCTTGATGACAGTAAGTTGGTCAGTGGATTAACGAATTTGAATGCAAAAATGAAACTCGCTGATAATACTTGGAAACAGTCACTTTCAACATTCAAACAATCGGATAGATCCATTGAAAAATTATCTGTAAGTGTTAAAGGAATGACCGATAAATTAAAAGTTCAGTCACAAATAGTTGAAGTGCATAAGCAAAAAGTAGCTAAGTTAACTAGTGAGTATGGTGAAACGCATACGAAAGTAATTAAAGCTAATGCTGAACTAAAGAAGCAAGAGGCGACATTCGGTAATTTAAAACGTTCTATTAGTGAAGTTACTAGTGAGATTGAGCAATTAAAGAAAGCAGAACAAATCAATAACTCTCCATGGGGAAAAAGAAGTCAAGAATTACAGCGCTATAGTGATAGACTTTCTGCAGTTGGAGATAAGATGACGAGCATTGGACAGAATATGTCCATGACTGTAACTGCTCCGATTGCTGCAGGATTTGGAATTGCTGTAAAATCATCTATGGACTTTGAAGCACAGATGGATAGAGTTGGTGCTATTTCAGACACTACAGGTAGTAAATTTAATAATATGACAAAACTTGCCATGGAACTTGGTGCAAGTACTACGAAGTCAGCATCTGAAGTAGCAAAAGGTATGGAAGAAATGGCTGCAAAAGGCTATAATGCTAACCAAATTATGCAAGCTATGCCTGGTATTATTTCTGCTGCTGAAGCTTCTGGAAGTGATATGGCGCAAACTGCAGAAGTAATGGCTAGTGCTATGAATGCTTTTGGTATTGAAGCAGGGAAATCAGGACATGTTGCTGATGTTCTCGCTCAAACTGCAAATCAATCAGCAGCCGATATTACAGATATGCAATATGCACTTAAATATGCTGCAGCACCTGCACATTCTTTAGGGATGAGTTTAGAAGAAACAAGTGCATCTATTGGAATGATGGTTGATGCAGGTCTTAAGGGTGAGCAAGCAGGTACTACATTGCGTGGTGCGTTATTAGGTCTATTAGATCCGTCTGAGCAAAACTCAAAGACGATGGATAAAATGGGAATTGCAATCACTGATAATGAAGGTAACTTCGTTGGAATGTCTAAGCTTATTGGTAATTTACAAGAATCAATGGAAGGTATGACAGATACTCAAAAAGCAGCGACTTTATCTCAACTTGTTGGAAAAGAAGCAGTTTCAGGTATGTTGGTCATGATGCAAAAGAGTCCTGAACAAATCGACAAAATGACAAATGCTTTAGAACAGTCAGATGGAGCATCTAAGAAAGCAGCAGATGCAATGATGGACAACTTAAAAGGCGCAGTCGAAGAAATGAAGGGTGCCTTTGAAACGTTAGGTATTCAAGTTGGCCAAGATTTAACTCCTATGATTAAAGGCCTTGCAGACGGTTTACAAAGGGCAGCAACTAACTTCTCTGAAATGCCTGGTTGGGCTCGTAAAACTGCAGTTGGAATTGGCCTAGTTGTAGCTGCAACAGGTCCAGTTATATTAGGACTAGGAATTGTTGCTAAATCTGCAAGTACTGCAGCATCTGGTTTATCAAGGTTAACAGGAACATTTGCAAAGAATACTGTAGCAGCAGAAGTTAATGCAGCGGCAAATTTAGCAGCTGGAGCATCTATTGAAAAACAGGGTGGAAAACTTGGGAAGGTTACAGGATTATTCACTAATCTTAGTAAAGGTGCAACTGGTGCAGCAGGTTCTGTTGGTTTATTAGGTAGAGCAGGAAGTATTGCATCTAAAGGTATAGGATTATTTGCTTCTGGTCCAGTTGGTATTGCAATTGGAGTTGTTGCAACTTTAGCTACAACGTTTAAACTCGCTTATGATCATATTGGTTGGTTTCATGATGGTGTTGAAAATACAAAGAAATTACTTGGAGAAGTAGCATCAACAATTGATTTTGATTGGGTTGGCAATTTAGGTAATGGTATAAAAGATACTGGTAAGTGGTTAGCTGATTCTACTGGTAAACTTGCGCGTTTTGGATTTGAAATCAGTCCTATGGGCATGATTTCAAAAAACACATTTAAAGTAGTAGGAGATTCGGTAAAGAAAGCTACAGATACGGTTGATGTCTTTGGAAAAGGTGTCGGCAAGTCAACCAAGAAAGTGCTACAAGAATATACAGACCTTTCAATGAAAGCTTCTAAAAAACTTGAAGATCTTAAGATTAGTCACAAGACAATCGGTGACCAACAATATAAAGAAGTTGTTTCTATTTATTCAAAGATTAATGATGATGTTACGAAAAAACTTGATGAACGTCATAAGAGAGAAACTAATGGACTTAAAAAGTTGTTGGCAGATACGAAAGGTATATCGAATCAAGAGAAACAAAGAGTATTAGCAGAAGCACAATCAGGAAATTTAACAGAAGTGAAAGCAGCTAATACGATAAATAAGAAGATAATGGATATCTACAAAAAAGCTAAAACTGAAAAGCGTGCATTAACACGTACTGAAGAAAATAAGATAGCTAACTTACAGAAACAAATGGATCAGAAAGTTGTTGCTTCATTAAGTAATAGTGAGAAAGAGCAAAGAATTATATTAGGAAGATTAAAGAGCAACAAGAAAACTCTTTCTATTCAAGCTGCATCTGAAGTGATTAAAGCGTCAGCTAAAGAGCGTGATGACTCTATTAAGAATGCACGTAAAAAACGCGATAAAACCATAGATGAAGCGATATATCAACGAGATATTACAAAAAATATATCTAAAGAACAGGCAGATAAAATTATTAAGGATGCAGAAAGACAGTATAAAAAGTCAAAAAATAATGCTGAATCTCAACACAAAGATGTTGTTAAAGAAGCGGAACGTCAAAATAAAGGTGTTAGAAGAGAAATTGATTCTCAAACAGGTAGAGTTCTATCTAATTGGGAAAAATTAAAAAAAGATACTAAACCTATAGTCTCTTTGATCACTAGTTTTTCGGTTGGAAAATTTAAAGAAATGTATAAGGGTGTTACAAAATGGATTGGAGATTCCAAAGAATATATTAGCGATACATTTTCAAAGATTTATAAAAATATATCCAAAACTGCAGAAGATATTAGAGAAGCCACTGTAGATAAATTTGAATCTATGTACGATGGAGCAACAAAATGGGTAAGTAACATCGGTAAATTTATTACAGATTCAAAGAAGGGAATCACTGATAAAGCGTCTAGCATGGGTAAAAGTGTTGCAAATGGAGCGATCGGTGGGCTTAATGGCATGATTGATGGAATTAATTCAATTTCATCAAAGATTATGGACAAAAACTTATTGAGCAAAATTCCTAAACTTTCTACAGGAACAGTTAAAGATGGTGCTATTGCAAAACCAACACTTGCAGTTGTGGGAGATAAAGGCCCAGGTAATGGTCCTGGTGGATTTAAGAGAGAAATCATACATCGTGCTAACGGTGATATGGAACTCACACCTGCAACTGATACATTAGTACATCTTAATAAAGGTGATAAAGTTTATAACGGAACACAAACGCATAGCTTAATGCAAAAAGGTTTGATTCCAAGATTTAGTATCGGTACGGCTATTAAAAGTGGATGGGAAAATACTATGGAGTTTGGCTCCACAGTAAAAGAATCTGTAGTAGATGCATCAAAAATGGTAGGAAAGATTGCTGGAGACGTTTTCGAATATATCGAGAATCCAAGCAAACTCGTAGATATAGTATTAGGTAAGTTAGGAAGCGCCTTTGATAATGTTGGGGGTATAACTGGAGATCTCGGAAAGTCTGCATTTACATCAATTAAAAATTCATTAGTTAGTAAAGTTAAAGAATGGCTTGAAGAATTTAGTGGTGGGGATGTAGATGGTAGTGAGATTCTTAATTGGCCGAAAACAACACCGTATAGTCCGAATAGTCCAGTGCCAGGATATCCTGCATCTTTTAACGGAGGACGACATTACGGTATCGACTTAGGTATACCATCAGGAACAACAATTCATGCGCCGACAAGCGGTACTGTTTCTCAACAATATAACTACGGTGGTGGTATTGTAGCACGTCTGATATCTGGTAAAATCGCTCAATACTTTCTGCATTTAAGTAAAGTGTTGAAAAAAGGGCCAGTTAAACAAGGCGACGCGATTGCTAAGTCTGGTAACTCAGGAGCATGGACAACTGGTGATCACTTGCACTATCAAGTAGAAAATCCAGCTTCTTCAGAACTGACGAATAGAAATACTATGGATCCAGTAGCATTCCTAAAATCAAAAGTTTCTAGTGGAAAAGATACTGCGGGTAAAAGTTGGGCAAGCGAGATAAGAAGAGCAGCAAGTCAGATGAAAGTTAAAATAACAGATGGTGATGTTCGAAATATTTCAGCTCAAATTAATAGAGAGTCAAGTGGTAATCAGAATATTGTTCAATCATCAGCAGTTTGGGATAAAAATACTGCAAGTGGTAATCCTGCTCAAGGATTATTGCAATATATTCCACAAACATTCAGAGCATACGCTGTACCAGGTCACACTAACATTAGAAGTGGTTATGATCAATTATTAGCATTCTTCAATAATTCAAATTGGAGAAATGATAATCCCGGAGGAAGAAGTGGATGGGGTCCAAGTGGTGTAAGACGTTTTGCAAATGGTGGATTCGTAAAAGATGAAAGTTATATTGCAGGTGAAGAGTATGAAGAGGCTATCATACCAATGGACCCAAAGAGAAGAGATAGAGCTAATCAACTATTAGCAGAAGCTAATTATAAAGTGAATGGCCCTATTAAGCTTTCGAAAGGTACTTCTAATAAAACACACAGAGTTAAATGGGGAGACACGCTTTGGGACATCTCCCGTAAGAATGGTACTACTGTTAAAGCGTTGCAACTTTTAAACGGTATTAAAAACCACTTAATCTATCCTGGTCAGATCATCAAATTAACAGGGTCTATTACTAATTTAAGCAAAAATGTATCAAAGCAGACTAAAGTACAATCTAAGCCTAAAGTATCTACTTCATATATCAGTAGAGCACAATCTCTTTACAATACTGGTAAGTCAATTCTTAACAGAGGTAAATCAAGTAATAAAGTCACTGGTAAAGATGATGTTAATCTTGGAACTTTGATAATGAATAATACTAAGAATTTAGGTTCGTTATCACTTGAAGCTGCACAGAAGAATATAGATACCATTGTTAAAAAAATAAATTCTATGATTACCTCAAGTACTGCTAAGATTTCTAGTTTAAATAATAAGATTAGTAAATCTACAAACAAGAAGACGATCGCTAATGCTAGAAATGATATACAGTCATATAAAGCGCAGATTGCTAGTCTTAAAAAATTAAAGCAGAATGAAGTATTAAAAACGAATTATCTTAAAAATTTAATTAAAGAAAAATCAAGTTTAACTGCTAAACTTAATCAACGAACAGAAGAAGGCAAGGCATTACAAGAAGAGAAGACAAATTATCGTTCTTCAATAGCGAGTAACTTACAGAACTATGCAGGGTTCGGTGTTGCAAAAGGGCATACATCAAGAGACTTTGTTTCATTCATGAAGTACAGATTAAGTAAGATGAAAGAATACGCTTCTAATGTCCGTAAACTTAAAAGTATGGGATTAGATCCAATTCTTTTAAGAGAGTTATTAGCTGGTGGTATCGAGAACTCTATGCCTCGTGTAGCAGCATTAGTAAAAGGTGGCAAAGGATATATTGGTCAGATTAATACATTACAAAAATCTATTAATGCTGAAGTAAATAAAATATCTAGTGAGCAAGCTAACTTTGGATATAACAGTGATATTAATGCTAATAATAAACAAATTCAAACATTGAAGAATCAACAAAAGAAAATCGACAAAAAGAAAGTCGTTTATCTAAATGAGCGTAAACGTATTACTAAGTCTAATGTAAAAGCTAATCCGAAGAAACCTATAAGTAATACCTCACGTACTGTAACTACAATGCGAACACATAATATCAAGTGGGGAGATACTTTGGGGCATATTGCTCAAAGATATGGCACTACAGTAAATGAACTTAAGAAAGCTAATAACCTTAAGTCAGATATGATTTATGCTGGCAGAACGCTTAAAGTACCAACGAAAAAAGTAGTTCAGTTACCGAAAACGCAAACTGCATTAGATAAATCTACTAAATACATCATGGACACTGCAAAGCGTTATCAGTTAGTTAATAACTCTAGCAAGCTTAATAATCTGCAGAAACAACTTAACAAGATTAAGTCAGATAAAGATAAGAAAAATGATGTAGTGATTACGAAGTTAGAAAAAACGCTGCGAGACTTAACTAAAAAATATGACAAGCAAGACGATGTAGTTAAATTGCTTCAACAACTTGTCAATAAAAACCCTGATATCCTTTTAAATGGTGTCAAGCTTACGAAAGAAATGGATAAATTGTTAGCAACTAATTCAAAGATTAATGCAAGGAGGAAAGCACGATGAGAATAAAATCAACAGGATTCTCTTATAATAATAAACATTCATCTGCATTTGATATCCGTATTACGGATATCAATCTTCCTTTGCCTGAATCTAAAGAAATAAGAGAGACAGTTCCTCATATGGATGGGGATTATGATTTCACTAATGCATATGGTCCTACAAAGTTTAATAATCGTAAAATCACAATTGATGGTTTTGTAATACCTGAAATCAATCAACGTATGATGCAATTGAAACGTGAAATTGAAACCTGGCTTTATAATGTCGGATGGCTAGAACTAACCGTTGATTATGATGAAGAGCATTACTATATTGCAAAATGTAATTCATGTACATGCAAATTGAACGTTAAAGAAAAACGTTTAGATATAAACATCGACTTTGAAGCTAAACCAAAAGCGATAAGTAAGTTAGATGGTAAGGCGGTGCTTTAATGTATACTGTGAATTTAAAGCGATTTGATAATACGGATAAAGTGACAATTTGGGACTATAGAAGAGATGATAATATTATGAAGTCTGGAACACTTGATAAAAGTGTAGATCAGATAGATGAGTTTAAATTTGAGCTTATTAATGATAGTCGTCAATTCGAGTCATTTTTAACACTCGTTGAAATAAAGAATGAATTAAAAAACAAAATCGTATTCCGAGGAAGAATTTTAATACCGTCTCAGCATATGGCTGAGGACGGTATTTTTAATTCTGATTATACGGTTGAAGGTGCTGCTGCTTATATGCATGACAGTTATCCATCTTATAAGTTTTTTGAGAGTGCGACTCCAAAATCATATATCACATTTTTAGTTAATGAACATAATAAGCAAGTTGAATCATATAAACAGATAAAACTTGGTGCTGTAAATTTTACTATGAAAGAGCAAGTATCAGAAGCTGTAGAGTATGATACAACAAAATATGCATTCACCTATCTAGAGAAGACGGTATGGCAGCATATTGTTGATGACTGTATTGGTCGTTGGGGTGGTGAAATATTAGTAAGATACGAAGCGGATGGAACATATATTGATTGGTTAGATTCAATAGGTACGAAGAAAGATGCTGCTTTAAGAATCGGAAAGAATATTAAATCATTCTCTAAATCTATTGATCCAACAAATGTTGTGACACGTTTAATACCATTGGGACCTGCAGAAGAAAGTGCTGCTGGGCAGTCGCAAAGATTAACCATAGTTGAAGACTCGCGAAGCGGCGGTAAGAATTACATTGATATACCTGAATTACAGAAGATATATGGGATTCAAAATGGTATAGAGATATTTGAAGATGAGTATACGCCAGACACATTATATAATGCTGCAAAAAGGAAAGTTGAGGATATAAAGAAGAATTTAGTAAAGCAGCAAATGCAGATTAACTTACTTGATTTATCATATATCGGTATAGATCCAGATGAGTATGAACGAGGTCATCAATATGAAGTTTTCTTTGAACCTTTTGATGTTAAAGAGTGGATGCGAATTATATCAACAAATGAAGATATCACCAATCCACATAATAAGTCAGTCGTTATAGGTGAAAAGCCATTATCTATAGATGACGTTCAAAAGTCTATAGCTGAGCAGAGAACAAAGTTACTACAAAGAAAACTCACTGAATCAACAACAGCACTCAATTCTAAAATCGGTACAGTATCTAATGATCTGCAAAACGTAACAAAGGGATTTAATCAATCAACTTCAACGCTACAAACAAACATTCAATCGCAACAACAGTTAATCACTGGTGTGACTTCAGGTGTGACGTTAAGTGATATTAACGGATTTCAACCAATCAAGAACAGTACGTTGAACATTGGAATGTCAGTATTCAGAGTGAGTCCACCACAAATAGATTACGGTGTTCAGATTAGCGATGGTTTCTTCTCTACAACGAGTAATACACCACTTCAATTTGATGGGTATAACGTTATACATTTTCAAAGATATCTCAAAGTAAGTTTCTCTTCTTATATGAGTGATGGTGGAAGCGGAGTAATAGAGGTCTTCAGCTATGATGGCATAACAACGACTTACTACAATTCAGTTATTGTAGATGTTACAGGTAAAGGCAGTCAAAGGTTGAACGAATTATTAATTGATTTAGGAAGACCGACAAAAAGAGTGCTTAACTTCTATTTCAGAATTAAATCGAACAGTGCATCGAGTATTAATGTAAAGACCTTATATGTTGGAACAACAGATTATTAGGAGGGATGATATGGAAGCCTGGTCAGTATTAACTAAAATGATTGATGGAGAAGAAAAGATAGTTAAAGCAGGACTGAATCTCGTAGTAGATGACGACTACGACAGAGCAATCATTGTCGATGAATCCAAAGCAAGACAATCAGAAAAATTAGAAGTAAAAGATGGAGTTGTATCAGTGAAATCTGACGCGACTCTTTTAACATTAAAAGAACTTAACGAAACAACAAAACTAAAGGAGATTATTCCAGTAGTAATCTCGAAAGAAGCGGAGGAGTAAGATGGATATCAATTCTATTTGCACTAAAAGTAATTTCCATAATTATGTGACTATAAAACAGTCTGATAAAACTAGCTTAATTGAGTTGTTGCTAAGAGGTGCAGATGGTTCGTTACTTAGTAATCTGTCCTCAGAATGTACAGTAACATTATTAGATACTCTCACAAATGAAGTCAGACAAAGCACGACAGAACAAATACAGAACGGGATACTTTCATTTAGAGTGATAAATGATTTGGAAGCTGTAGATCATACAATTGAAATAACAACACTCAATGGCACGAAATTCCCTTCAGATGGAGATTTTAGATTAAAAGTAACAGAAACTCATGATCGTTCTATATTAAAAATAATCAAAAATATATCTGAAGAACTAGCTCTTAAGGTTGTAACACAGCAAATACTCAATAAAATTGAAATGTTAAAAGTAGATTTTAGTCGTTTTATAAAGAAAGGAGAAGTTACAGTTCATGATATTGATAAGAATCAAGGACTATTAGATGGTACTTACTTTACTGATGAGTTTAAATCAGAATTATCTAAAGGTAATATCAATGTCACTAATCTCTTGGACAGCTCGGTTACAACTCCTAAAATTGCAGACAGAGCAGTCACGCCGTCAAAAGCAAGTTTTTTCACAAATACGAAGAATTTATTTGATGGCACTTACTATAGAATATTCGTATCGGGCGCAATCGGCACAACGAGTGCATTTTTATATAACAACGATACAAACAGACGTACAGCAATTGTGCCTGTAGTCGCAGGGAGAACATACTATGTTAAGTCACATGATCCTTTAATAACCGATAATTTCAGAATAGGATTAAACCAAACGATTCCAGCTTCTTATGACGAATTGCATGGTAATGTAAAAATCGCATCAGTAGCTGTATATAATGACGTATTAAAAGGAAGTTCTTTTACTTCTAATATTACAGGTTATGCATTTATTACTGTTTCAAAATCAGGACAAGAGCCTAGACTTCAAGTAGAAGAAGGAACAATAGCAACAAGTTATGTGCCAACAAACAGAGCGTTAAATGAAAATGTCATGCCAGTATCTATAAAAGCTGACATAGATAGTGCAAAGATGACAAGTCAAGATAATAAAAATTTGTTAGACAAAATTGTGGTTAAATCTAAAGTCAACCTATTTGATGGACAGTATTATAAATACAATTTAGGTGGGTCGATTGGTGGTAATGCTATTATCACTAATAACAATACCAACGCTCGAACGGTAATATTCCCGATTATTACCGGAGAAACTTATAGCGTTAGTATCTACGACAAAGAATTAAGCGATAGATTTATCTTAGGCGTGCATACGAAAATGCCAACATTTGCAACAGGGGATACCGAGAATTTAACGAAACTTTTAGTGTATAATAATGCTCTTAAACAATATACGTTCATCGCTGAATTGACTGGGTACGCATTTTTATTAGTTTCTTCAGCAAGTCAAAAGCCTAGAATACAAATAGAAAAAAGTAGTGAAGTTACTAAGTATTCTCCACCACAAGTAATTAATACTGAATATGTTGAAGAAGCGATAAATAATAATAATGAGTTAGCACTTACCTCGAAAGTGTCGAAAAGAAACAAAGAAATATTAGATAGTAGAAGTTTTTATCCTAGTCTTTCAAATGTCTCTTATAACAAAACTGATCCGGGTGCTAGATTTATTGACTACTTTGACAATAAAATGTGGGGGTACACAGGTAGAGATGGAACAATCAGTTATTCGACTGACGATGGGGGTACGTGGACTGCTTATACAAAGAGTTGGGATATTGCTGACGGGTGGATTAATCGACTGATGAAAACTGCTGATGGCGAAGTTATTGCCATGACAGGTAATGTCATTAAAAAGTCATCAGGGTGGGCGACAGGTAATGTAACTTGGTCAACTAACAAAATCACAAAAAGTCCAAACTCTACATTATTCCAATTTTCATTAGATGGAAATGGTACGAAGTTTATCGCTTGCGAATATGGCGCTAGTATACCGAACTGGGTTGACAGTCGTTTCGTTTGGATTAGTACAGATAAGGGTGATACGTGGGATGTAGTATGGGATTCACTCGAAAAATTAGGAGAGGAAAAAAATGCTGAAACTCATCTACATGGTGTTGCTTATGACAGATGGGACGACCGTTTTTACTTTACACAAGGTCATGGTAGAAATGGTGGACTATATGTTTCTACGAATAACGGGGCGACATGGCTGCAACCTAAAGGGTATAGAGATGGTGTGTTGTCATCTTTAGGAATTGCGGGGCATCAATATCCCGGAGAAGATACTAACGGGCCTACTGTGCTTGTTGCTACACCTAAAGGCTTAGTAATGGGTTCCGATAATGCTAACAACGGTATGTTTGGACTTATTAAAAAGGGTAACATCGAGGATGAGGTAGTTACACAGACATTATCCCTTAACCACTACAAGCCTGGTTATTTATGTATGTTTGCAATCAGAGGTTTCTACGATGAAAGCAGTGGTAGTGCTTATATTGCATTTAGAAGTGAATACAATGATGTACCTCCTGTGATTTGTACTGGAAATGAAGTAGAAGGACAAGTTATATACAAATATCCAACATTACCTGTCGTAGGTGCGCAAGACCATTTCGGTGCTATCGCAAAGACCTCTGCTGATAAGTTAGTTGCGTATGCTCAATTTGGTGGCGTACCTTACACATTGAAGGCTGATTTAGTTTATCCAGCAAGCGAGATTAAGAATATAATCTATCAAGAGTTGAAAAAATATAAATTGATTTAGGCCCAACCTCCCACTTTATGAGGGGTTTTTATTATAAATAAATTTAAAAAGGAGTTGATAGCCTTGTGATAAAGAAGTTTATTGATCGTTTAGATAATTTAAGTACTGAAGGCTGGATTGCTATCATGAATTACATCGACGTCAGTCTTGATATACTAAACGATAGAAGTCAAAAGAACGAAGAAAAAGTTGATAAGTTACGTAAAGAGTTTGATGAGCTAAAAGATGAAGTTGGAGATGTTAAGGCTATCATAGACAGTAATACAGAACTAAGTAAGACGATTAAAAAAACAGCGCTTGGAACAGTAGTAACGCTCATCATAGGTTACATCGGTTTCAAATTAGGAATAGTGAGGTGATAACATGAGAAGTCCTAAAGTAAATGAGATTTTCGTAATGTTATTTAGTCTGTATGTATGGTTCACATTAACTGTTGAGCCTAATCTTTTCGTTTCAACAAACGGGAAATCGGGTCAAATTTATGCTACTTACATTGGTATGGTTGGTAATCAAGGTAATCTAGCTATCATAAGTGCAGTAGTTTCAATATTATATTTTGCAAATCTGTTCACGAGAAAGTATGAAGTGATTACCTTAGTGCATATTATAGGATTGATTTACTACTTATTTATAAGTGCATCGTTTCTTATCAACTACCCAAACATTGCATTTGGAGTTATGAGTATGGTTAGTATTTGGCTATTCTACGACTTAATGAAACTTATCGATAAAGCAGAAGAAGAAAAGAAAGAAAAAATATTAAAGAAAAACGGAATTAAGCGTTAGGTCACTGACCTGGTGCTTATTTTAATTGGAGGTAAACAGATGAATAAAGAACTACAGTTAGCTTTGACACGTTTAGTCGTGCTATTAATCGCATTAATCAATTCAGCTCTAGCGCATTATGGGAAGCCATTAATTAAAAGTGACGAAACATTTATCTACCAAACACTAAGTGACTTATTTTTAATTGGATCTATTGCGTGGACTTATTGGAGAAATAACAATATTACTCGCAATGCGCAACAAGCACAGGAATTTAAGAATGTATTAGATATTGAAGATAACAACGAAAATATGGAGGGAAAATAATATGACAAACATAGTAACAAGTATAGTAAATGTAAATCCTGGTGCGATGAGACCTGTAGGCGTAGTGATTCACAACGATGCTGGTCCACTTACAGGAGTAGGCTATAAATCATTTTTAGCGAACCACCCACTTGAAAATGGATTCGCACACTATTATGTATCAGAAGGTAGTATCTTACTAGCACAGTACACAGATAGAATCGCATGGCACACAGGCAATCAGTGGGGGAACGCTAACTTGATCGGGTTTGAAGTATGTCAGTCTATGACAGCGAGCGATGCACAGTTCCTGCGCAACGAAGAAGAAACATTCAAGCTAGTTGCACAAGTGATGAAGTCATATAACATTCCGATTAATGAGAAGACTGTATGGCTGCACAAAGAGTTATCGCCTACTGCTTGCCCACATAGAAGTTGGGAGTTACATGGTCGCTCAGTAGCGAGTGTTAAGAAGTACTTCGTTGAAAGTATTCAGTATTATGCGAATGGTGGTAAAGTACCCGCTAAGAAACCAACTGTTCAAAAAGCACCTGCTAAAAACACAGGTGGCTGGCAAGTAAATAAATACGGCACAAAGTGGAAAAATGAAAAAGGTACATTTATCAATGGTAATGAACCTATTCAAGCGTATTATGTAGGACCATTTGTTATCTCTAAGAATAAAGGTGGTAAGTTACCTGCTAAAGCTACAGTCAAGTATGATGAAGTGATGGTACAAGATGGCTATGTTTGGATTGCATACGATGCGAATGATGGAAAGCGTATCTATCTACCAATCCGAACGCATAAAAACGGAGTAGATGGACCTTTATGGGGGACAATTAAATAAGTAAGAAATCAACCCTGCACTCGAATTATGAGTCAGGGCTTTTTGAAATTTCATCGGAAATCCTTTTAAATTCTTTTAAGGTAAATATGAATAGTTCATTTTCTTTTTGAATATATTTATATTTTGAACGTTCATTTTTTTCTAGTTTTGAAGTGATTTGATTTTTATTAATAAATGTATTTAAAGTCTTAATATCAATTTCTTCTTTTTTTTCATATTTCTTTTTCTCATTATCATCTAATTGGTTCTTTTCCCAATGATCTGCTAAAAGATATCTAGAAAATAACCTCACAATTCTAGCATCAAATTTTGTGGTAAATGAAATACAAGAACTATAAGTTAATGAAAAGTACTTGTCAGAAGCAGCGCTTTTCGAACTAACACCGTCACAATAAATTATAATTATTTTTGACATTATATCGAAATATGTTTTCGGTTTGTTTTTAGGAGTGAATCTTAATGATGATCTTAGAATATGAATATCTTGTTCTTTAATGTTTTCTTTTCCTGCTAGTTCAAAAAGACTCTTTCTCCAACCAGATTTCTCGTCTAATGAATTTAAAAGTTGTTTTCTATTATTATCAGTAGTGTATATATAAACTAAAATAGCTACGCTTATAGTTGATAATGGTGTTAATAATTTGATTAGTGAGTCTGTTGGGTTATCTGAATTATTGATAATAAAGTACATCAAACTAATTAGTAAGCCTGTTAATACACCTAGCATTACTAGCAATGGATTATTTTGTTTAAGTTTTTTGAAGGACATTTGGGTTCTCCTTTTTTTAAATCATTTTATCATATAATATATGATAAATTTCATCTAAATACCCGGATTTTCAAATATCCTGGTATTTAGATGAAAACTCCTAATTAACTTATATTATTAAAGATTTTGGTCAATATTTCATAGAAATAAGCTTAATGCTATAGTTAAAATGACGGACTCCATCTCCGTTAATATAAATAATGTGTCCTAAAATATAACTAAATGATCAGGGACACATAATAGGACACAAATATATAAAATTGTATAACCTTTGATTTATTGATATCTTATGAAATCAATATTTTATACCACTATTTACTCCTATGAACTGTGCATGCATAAACCGTATGCAGGTGTCTGAGTGGGAACGTGACCAATTTATGAAGCAGTATTAATAGAAGTAGGGTGCATATTACTTATTAAATCAAATACAAATAGAATTTATCTAGTAAATGCCAGGTATTAAACAAAATGAATATATAATCAAAATCAAATATCTAAAAAGGGAGAGAATCTAGTATTCTCTCCCTTTTTAAATGGAATCAATATTTCAAAGATCGTGTAAGTTCTGATATTATAGGATAAATGTTCTATAATAAAGGTTTGATTAAAGTGTAATGGATGATAAGAATATTGTAAAAGAATCATAAGTGATATTAAGTCTTATTGATAATCCTGAATCTGTAGCTATATTTGAGTATTCAATTCCGGAGTCCAAATTAATGTAAACAAGAATACCGTCCTCTAAATCAATTATTGTGAAAGATAAGTCTGGTTCTGTAAAATATAGAAAGTTGAGAGTATTTTCAAGTTTATATGTATTCATTAAAAGTATATCTTCTTCGAATAACGCGATTTCTTTTGAAACATTCCTATTGTCATAACTTATTATCAAGTTATATACAGTACATACATCTCTTTCTTCCTTTTTCACTAATATAAGAGCTATATTATTTTCTTTATAGTCTCTATCTTTAAGTACGAACTTTTTTTCCAT